CCGCCGCAATACTAGGGGTTTCGTTTTGGGGAATATGTCCGGTTTACAGCTTTCAATCTAAACCGTCTGGTACAAGTTGAGCCAAGTCAATTGTTTCTGTAAGGTTTGGCTTTCCTCGCTTGCGGTTGCTGTAGTCATTGAGTCCATAGGTCTGGTTGTGAGTTTCAATTTCATCTTTGAATTGCTCTAAGACTTTTCCAACAGTGCTAGGTCTGGAACCTGTTAGAGAAGCGATCACACTTTGAGTAATGCACCATCTATCAGCATTCTCAGTGGCAACGTTAGCGTTGTAGTACTTGATTGCTTTGATAGCTCGTTTAGTTAACTCTTCCGCTCTACCTGGGTGAGTGCTATAAGTCGGGTCGTTGCGAAGTTTGTCAGTCGGTACAATTGCTAAGTCTTCTGATTGCTTGCGAGTTTTGCCAGTGATGGTCTTAGCATAGACTCGCAGAGCTTGACAGGTGAATTCTTCCAAGGTCATACCTGAGAGTGCGATCGCATCTTGAACAAGCTGATGACTTTCGTCATCAAGTTGGAATTGGTCAATAGTCAAATGGTCAACACTCAAAGCTTCTAAGGCTGGTGAGGCTGGCTCAACTTGTGATGATACTTCTTGCTGTTGCTCTTTCCACTCTCGCCTAGACTCATCCCCGGCTTCATCCCAGTCAGAAGTTGACAGAGTAAGGGACTTAAAAACCAAATGTCTCCACTTTGGCTGTGACTCCTTCCCTTTTGGGTCATACCAGTAAGCAGGAGCCTCTGAACTTAGCCGTGGGTATTGTTTCATTATTTCCCGATTGACCATCCTGAGAGCATTAGCGCGTTCTTTTGGAGTCGCTTCCTGCCTCAGGATGTCTTGAATTACTGCATCTCCCGACGCCTTGATGGATGGCTCATCAGTTACGCCCTTGAGTTTTTCAACCAACTCACGCCCTACTGCTCCCCATGTCTTTTGTTCCGTCATCTCATCTATCTCCTTGCTGTCTTATCTATAGATATCCTAACTCTGGTCTTTATGGTGTGTCAAGCTATCTTGTGCATAGATAAGAGCTACTGATAGGGATAACCCTCTAGTAAACAAGGAATTTATATAATCCTCTATGCTATTGCACTTCACTTGATTTTTTGGTTAGCTTTAAGCAGTAATCATTTAAAATCAGGAAAACAAGGAATGAGCCGTACACTTAAGAATTCTGAAGAGTTAGAGAATAGCTTTATTGACGAGCGTGTATCGGCATTGCTGCCTAAGTTTGAGGCGCTAGCTCCCTACGGTCGGAAGCAACGGGAGCAAGGGATAAAAAATGAAAATCTCGAAGGTTGGAAGCAACTCGCTACAAAAGAAGCTGCATTACTCAAGGCAACTTATCCAGACGATAAGCCAGAAGCAGAACGTACCTACGGAGCGTGTTTAAGACAAATCACAGCGCTCAAAAAGTACCTGAAGCTAGCGGCAAAAACTCAGCTCAAAGACCATGCCAACTATCATCCTGTGCTGACAATCGTTACTCATTTTGGTAACGCGCTAAGCTTTCTGTTCTCTCCGTATAAGGCACGTCAGAACGAAAGCTATAGAGAGGCTGTTAACGAGCGCTCGACTCCTGAAAATCGTGTTGAACTGGACTTATCACCGTTCCTCAAACTGGCTTATGAGGTTTTGAGTCAAGTGAGGGATGGAGCTACCAAGGATGAGGTTAACTGGCGTGATGTTTCCTGTGCTATCTCACTCGTTACGGGTCGCCGGATGGGAGAAGTTCACTTATCAGGTGAGTTTCGTCAAGTAGGCGCTTATGAGGTTGTATTCAAAGGTCAACTCAAGGGGAAGAGTCGGAAGCTGAAGGTTAAAGCACAAGACGGAAACATCAAGCAAGTCGCACTGAGAGATTTTGAGTTTACAATTCCGACGCTTGTACCTGCTGAGTTAGTTGTTAAAGGTATCCAGTGGTTAGAGGCTAATGGTAAGCGCTTCGATAGAGATGAAGACCCGGAGCGAGTCAACCGAACATACTCCAAGGTACTGAGTGAGAAGGTGAAGGAATGGGCAATCATGGACGGCATGACCTACCACAAATTCAGGGGGGCATACTTCCGGGCTTGTGTTGAGGCTGCCAAGGTTGACCCTTATGACTGGGAAGATTATGCACGGTCGATCTTAGGTGATGATGATTCAGCAACTATCAAGGCATACAAACGATTCATTATTAAACCTGACTCTATCACCAAAATCTGAGTCACACCGCTACCTTCGCCAACTACTAGTTACGGGCTGAATATCTTCCATTGTGCCAAAGTCAGGTTCCATAATCATGACTTGCTGCTCACTAGCAAACCACATTAAACAGCACGCGATGACACCATCTCCATGCCGCTTCTTTCCATCGGTTCCTTTCTTTTCCTGTGCTTCAGGAACTTTAGGCGTCCCGTTTGTCATTACAACCTGTCGATGATCTTGCAGTAAGTCGGCGCTGGCTGGGAGTATGACCTTCTTATCCTCCAGCGCTGCCTTGTACTTGGGCATATATACCCGATACCACTCGTTGCTCAGCATCACCAGCGCCACCCTGCCTGTATATCGCAAGTTGGCAACTTCTGCTAGATAATGACCATTCCCCCGACTGTCGTGCGCCCCCTGTACGAAACGGGGTAGTCGATCCACACAGTAAAACAATATCTGTTCCTGCTGCCTAAACGGGATATTTCTCAGCTCCAAAGTGAAAATTACTCTTCTCGTCAAGTTCTCTTGTTGTTGGCAAATAATCAGCACGCTCAGGTGGTGGATTCTAGCAAAGTCCATCCCGTAATAGCTATTCAGATTTGGGTTTGCCTTTTCCAGTAGGGGAGCAAGATGAAATTCACAATAGGTGTGAATTTCGGATTCCCGTTCCTGTTCAGAAAGGAGAGCGAAATCATCATTCAAACCTAGCTTGAGGACGGGGATGGCTTGATGCATACAAGCTTCGACAACTACCCGTGAGAAGTAAGCTCCACCGCTGTTACTAGGGATGCAAAGTAATTCCTCATCAGCATCATCCCCAAATTCAGCGAAGGTTTCTTCCCTCCAAGCTGTTTCGGCTTCCACCGACCACTCTTTACGGTTGACCAGGCAGATACGCTGGTACAACCCTTGTTGTAGAGCATCGTCGAACGTGGTGAAGTGTCGCGAGTAACTAGGGAACTTTCCGGCTAAAACGTCCCGCTCAAGCTCATAGTAATCGTTGTCAATGCCGTTGTAGGTAGTAATAAGACGTATCTCTCCGCCCCATACCCGCAGCGCTTTAGCCGCTTTGAGAAGTCCCGACAAATCATCCTGAAATGCAGCTTCGTCAATAATCACCCTACCCTGGCGCGATCGCAGGTTACGTGGCTTGCTGGATAGGGCTTCAATAAGGTGTCCAGAATTAAAATAGATCCGGAAAACAAAAATTGAGTAATCCTCATTTTTGTCTCGAAAAACTTCTTCGTCTTCTTCAATTTGGGATGCTGTAAGGTCGTAGGCTTTAGCCCAATCAGCAGCGTCTTCAATGAAACCGCGTGCCATGTCTTTTTCATAGCCAAGGTAATAGCAGTTCATCCCATTAGATTGAGCCGCTACAAGAGCAGCATCACCAGCTTCACACCAGCTAATACCAATTCGTCGTGATTTTGTGTAGAGTTTAATCCCCGCCGTATCAGCAACCCATTTTTGCTGATACGGAAGCAACAGTTGTGGAACGTCTTCTGGCTTGATTTTCCGCTCCTTGACAAAATCAACTAACTTGCTCAAGAGGCTATCCCCAAAATCTTTGACCGGATTAATGCAGCAGTCTCATCAGAAAGCCCTTTTTCCTTGATTTCTGCCGTTACTTCCTCAGCAGCTTCTGCTGTTTTCTTCCGGACTTCGGCTTGGTATTTCTTCACTGCAACACTAGAGCGATTCAGGGACGCAACCAAAGCCAGCAATTTGTCGGGTTTTATCTTTTCTAAATTTTCCGATTCCAGCTCAACAATAGCTTCAAATACTTTTTGCTGAGCCAAGCGTGTTAAGGCATCAGCTAGAGTGTTCTCATCGTCTCCAACGGTTTCGCAAATAACTCGCGCCTGCTCAGTCATTAACTGGATGTTTTCCAATTTTTGCTGAAATTTTTCCCCATAAAGCGCGATCGCACTTTTACTAATCGAATACCCCTTGCTCTTCAACCAATCTGAAAGAGCGCAATATCCGCTGAATCTATTCGCAATCAGCTTTTGATCAAGTTCCTCCCGGTCTTTCCGGTTCATCATTTGAATCTTGGAGCGAGGAGGCATCAGATTGAGTAGAAGTAGAATTCTTGATTAAATTAATCATAGCTTGCCTCAAGAGGCGAGATTTGTATTTCAGTAGGT